ACCGTATCTCTTAATCTTGAACCTTTTTGCTGTGCCAAGTGGAACACATTACTTTTGTACTGTTCTACAAAAGCTGTTGTGATTTCTATTGACATAATAGTTCTCCTGTTAAGTTAAAAAAAGTAAACGGTTTTTGTCCTGCAAATCAGGGAAACCTTACAGATTAACGCACTGTCCAACGGATTTTAAGGCATCATGCCCACAGTGCAAGTTGTCCGTTAGGGCTTGCTATTGTTAACATATTATAACATAGAACATTTAGATTACAAATCTTAATTATGCTCCATAAACTTTTTCATGCAACTGCCTTACTCTTTCTACAGCAGCCCTATGCTCAGGGTGCGCTGCATTAAAATAAGGGTGAGAGTTGTTTGCATATATTTGCGCAATTTCATCTTGCGCGTCAAGTCTTGAAACAGCCAGATTATTGTTCTGAGTGTTCTGTGTCATATCTTCTGTTACTTCTGCACCTAGTCTTGCAAATAGTTTCACAACAGATGGATTATTTCCAGCAGCTGTATTCATGAGTTCCATTATTTCAGGATCTCCATATACTTGCAACGCTCTTTGTGCAGCGCGTATATTCTTATCGTAGTCAATACCCCATTCCTGTTTTAGAGCGTTCTCAGTTTGTTCTTTCTGCGCTGCTAATACTGCTGGCATATTTTCCATTTCAGCGTTGACCATACTAGCTTGATAGTCCATAAGTGCATTGACTTGGTTTTGGCTTAATCCAATCTTGTGAGCAACATTTCTAAACTCACCCATAAGATTTTCATTAAAGTAAGCATCCATACCTTCAGGAACTTTCATTTCATATCCTGTAGGTTCATCTGGTCTACCTAGTTTGCCGTATAATTCACTATACTCCTCATCTGTTTTAGGCATTGGTATTCTATTGCCCATTTGTTTTTGTTGATGCACAACTGTTTTAGCAAGACTTTCCACATCTTTAAATTGTGCTATTGTAGGATCTTTTGCTAGATCTTCTGGTAATGATGATTTCCAATCTAGGTTATCGCTATATCCTTCAGATCCAAGAACTGTTGTGTCTTGGGTTGTCTGAGTTTCCATATCGGCCTGTTCTTCTGGGTACATAATCATTCTTTCCTTTCTTGTATTGAACGTAATATGCGTAGATAAACACTACGCTGCCCTTCTTTAAAAGCTGTTCCATAAGGATCTGGTTGAAAACTTAAACGATCCCCATACGCAGTTTTTAAATCTTCCAATACTTTTTTACCTGCGTCAGTATCAAAGCATTGTTTATAGTTTTGAATAAGATCGTAATGATCCCTATCCATTTCTTCCATTATTTCTGTTGACATTATAGACCTTCTAGTTGTGATGCTGCTTCTTGTATAACTGCTTGAGCGTCTGGATCAGCTGCCGCTTTAGCTGCTTCAGCTTGTTGTTGAGTTGTTTGGGCTACCTGTTGTTGCATCATCATTTGCTGTTGCATTTGCTGTTGCTCCATTTGCGCTTGTCTAGCATCTTCTACATCTTCTCTGCTAACAAGTATGCTGTTCGGTACACCCAATAGTTTGGCTCTCATTCTCACTGCTTCGTCATGGTTAATTATTTCCATAACAGCAGGATTTACCTGCGCAATGTTCATAGCTAGTGCATACAATCTATCTATTGCATTAGCTTCTTCCATTCTTTGTGATCTAGCTAATGGCCCAACATACTCAATATCCATTTTTGTATCTTGTATGTTTTCAGGGGGAGGGAGTAAAGCCCCTGCTCTAAACATAATACCAAAAATACGATCAATTAATGGATTCAGGAACTCTGATTGGAAGCGTCCTAATGTTGGGCCTAGTAGCCTTTGCATTAGTTCATAACGAACTTGCACTTCAGTAGCAGTCATTTGAGGCCCTTCTTGTAACTGCAACTGGTCTGAGTAATAGGCCTGCCTAATAGCAGTACGCAACTGAGTTTCTTTGAGGTCTGTAATCTGCCAGTTGCTTCCTATTTGTAACGGTTTGATTGCTCCATCATTTCTGATAACTGTTATTCCTGCTGGTGTTGTTCTTACACGTCCAATAACACCATCATCTTGCACTAATAACGGTGGATCAATAGCTTTAGCCCATGCTTTTAGCCCTATTTCTACAGCTTTGTTAAGTGTTTTTATATCTGGTAAAGCATTATATGATGGGCTACGACCGTATATTTCGCCAGTCGCTTTAGCCCATCTAGGCACTAGGTAAGGAAATTCGTTGTAACCACCAGTACGAACAACCATTTGGTCTACTTCGCACACATGACAACTGTGATATTTTAGCTTAGTTGCTACTTTACCAGTTGCACGTTTATAATCTTCTGATGGTTCAACGGCATGGATAAAAACAAATTCTTTTTCAGGTTTTTGTTTAGAGGCTTCTAGTACCTTTTCTCCTAGGTTTTCTTCACCAAACTCTTGCAATGCCTGTCTTGCTGTCATCTTGTATTTACGATAAACAGTATCAACATATCCATTTACATTTTCTTGTATGTAGTATTCATTAATGTGTAATGTTTTAAAATGTATACCACCTTCATTAAATCCCTTGGAACTTTCTTCAACAAACAAACATCCTGTACCAATAGATGTAAGATCAAGGTACATTTCATGTACTTCAGTATTAAAATTAGCGTCATTAAACGCGTCATACATACGTCTAGCTGTATCTTCTAACCATAATTGTGTATCTCTTTGTTCGTTTAAATCCTTATCACGCAACTTTACTGAGAACCATGGGAGAGATGGTGATGTTAAAGTACCTTGCAGACTTGCAGCTAGGAGAGTATTTGCTGTAATTGCTGTACTATCAAACAATACTTCTGTTCTTTTTTCACCTTTTGCACGGACTAGAGTTATATCAGCTTTTCTTGGCATGACATAATCAAGTATTTCTTGCCAATGATCTTCCCAAGTTTCCCTAGAACTAGACATGGCACTCATACGTTTTTTTACATAATCGTATGGGGCTAACATATCTGCCATTATTTTGTACCGCCTAATAAAGTTTTTCCTGTTTCGGCTGTTCCAGTTACGCCTTCACCGCTTGTCATGATGCTATAGTTTCTGCCAAGTGATCCTGCTTTAATCATTCTTTGTCTTTCTGCTTCTAACGCAGCTTCTTTTTGTTCGGTTCTTTCTGTAACTGATTTATCTATTGGTGGTGGCATTTCTGCCTTTGCTTTCATACCCATTTACACTCTCCTTTTAGTATTCCGTATAATGCTCCATCTACAAATTCATCATCAACACGCATTGCCTGTCTAATAACTCCTTCTTTAACAAAACCTACACCCTTTAATAATCGTTCGTTTCTTTCATACCCATCAACACACATTGCTGTCATTCTCTTGCATTTGCATTGATTAAAAGCATAATCAAACATTAGGCGTATATATCTTCTTTGACACAATATTGGTGTGTCCATTGCAAGATGAACAAATATATTATGCCCATCATAGTCAGAAAACAATAAACACGCCTTAATACTATTATCCATTAAAAAAGCAATATGTCTATCACTTTCTTGTAACGGTCTATTTATGTGCGCTCTAGTCTTAATCCAGTTATACGCAACGTGTTTTATGTCGTCATCAGTTCTGACTTCAATCATCTCATTCTTCTACGGTCAGTCCTAGATCCACCGCCTAGCAATGTCTTGCTAATGTTGGCTTCACCTTCTAATCCAGCAGCTCCAGTCATAATTGTGCTTCTTGCGCCATAACCAGAACCTATTGCTGCTTCTGCTCGTGCTACTGGTGCTGTTGGCGCTGTTGCAGCTGGTTGTGCAGCCGCTTGAACTGCAGCTGGCGCAGGAGGTGCTTTTGATCTACCACCGAATATTGCTCTTACGACTCCGCCCATTTTCTTTCCTATGCAAATATATTAAAGCTACTGTCCGATTGTATTTGAACAGGCTCATAATCCTTTATTCTAGCCTTCCTTACAGACATGACCGCATAACGCATTGCAGATATAACATCATCATGTCTTGCCACAATTTTGCCATCTTTACGGTGATACATCCGTAGTTCTTCTAATAATTTACTCTGATTATTAAAAATTTTCAATCTATTTGTCATAAACCTTGTATACATCTCCTGTATACCTGCTTCTACAGAGTTACCACCGCTACCTTCTTTTTGTCCTTGTTGTGGTGGATTACTAAAATGTTCTCGTGTCATATTAACACCTTCTGCTCTGTATTGCTCTGTCAATGATTTACCAGATCCTTTATCTGCTTGCCTACCATCCATTGGCCATATTACAGGAATCCAGTTACCTCGTGATTTAATAGAACTTGCGTGTATTGGTACAGCTTCTTGCGACATAGCATAGCTATCATAAATATAAATTGTATCACTATCCCTATCCCAAGCTACCCATGCAGCTGCTGTAGGGTGATCCCACCCAAAATCTATACCACAAATGCGCGGCCAATACGCTGGTATTTCAATAGGATCGCATACCATTTGTGATTCTGGCAAGGGAAAGACAAGACCACTTCCTAATTGAGGAATACCTTGTTCTCTCATCTTTCTTTCGTGAGGAGGTAACGCAGAAAGTATTTGTTCTCGCACCTTTTCTGTCATGTGTGGTGCATCATCCCACCCAGCTTGTATTAGCGCCTGACCATCCCTGAGATCATTTCAAACTGCG